CCTTGTCCATGTTGTGAAGGAGCGCATGGATTCGCTTCAGATCATTGATGCCATGATGATGATTCAGCGTGTCTATACGCCTGTACTCTTTGGAATTGAAAAAGGAGTTATACAGAAGTCTGTTGGGCCATACCTCAATGCTGAAATGCTAAAGCGGGGAACCTTTATCAACACGGTTTTGCTGTCGCCCAGTGCCGATAAGATTACCAGAGCTAGGAGTATGCAAGCACGTATGAGAGCAGGTGCGGTCAGATTTGATAAGGATGCAGACTGGTATCAACCCTTTGAGGACGAACTTCTACGATTTCCGCGAGACAAGCACGATGACCAAGTAGATGCCTGGGCTTATATGGGTCTTATGCTTGACCGAATGTGGGAGGCTCCTACTGAGGCTGAGAGCGAGGATGAAGAGTACAGGCTTATGGTCAACAAATACAAAGCTGAAGAAGATGCTGGTCGTTCAGCTACCACAGGTTACTAGGAACAAATTACTAGGCAGGGAACACCAAAATGCTAGATCCTAAATATCAATACAAAACAGAAGATCTAATCTACACCCCTAACATTGTTGATCTGCTAACAGAACAGCAGTGCAAAGAGATTGGGATGCAAGTAGTTAAAGACTACGAAGCTGACCTTCTTAGTCGTTCCTCTTGGGAACGTAAGATGGAAGACAGCATGAAGCTTGCGCTTCAAGTTGCTGAAGCCAAGAACTTTCCTTGGCCTAATTCCTCAAACATTAAGTTCCCCCTAGTAACCATTGCTGCACTGCAGTATCACGCTAGGGCTTACCCTGTTCTGATCAATGGCGATACTCCCGTCAAATGCCGTGTAATTGGGGAAGACCCCGATGGTGAGAAGACTCGACGGGCAGAACGCATTGAAACTCACATGAGTTATCAGATCATGGAGCAGGATGAAGATTGGGAATCTGAGATGGATAAGGCTCTTATCTCTCAGCCAATCATTGGGTGTGCTTTCAAAAAGACCTTCTTTGATCCTATAAAAGGATACAACATAAGTGAAAACATCCTTGCTAAAGACCTTGTGGTCAACTACTGGACTAAGAGCCTTGATACAGCACCTCGTATTACTCACGTTCTTTATTACTCAAAGAATGACATTTATGAGCGTGTAGTACGTGGACTGTGGTCTGACGTAAGTGAGACTCGTCCAAACGTAAACAATGTTGGGGTAAATAACAACACCCTTCAAGCAGCCCAGAACAAAGCTCAGGGGATGAACCCCCCAGAATCAAACGATAAGAGTACTCCGTATGAGATCCTGGAACAGCACCGCTACATTGACTTTGATGGGGATGGCTATGAAGAACCCTACATTGTCTATGTTCGTAAAGACACCAAGAAGGTAGCTAGGATTGTAGCCAGATACTTTGAGACTAGTATTAAGAGGAGTGTCAAAGATGAGATCCTCAGCATTGAACCAGAAAGATGCTTTACCAAATATCCTTTTATTCCTTCTCCTGATGGTGGGTTTTATGATCTTGGTTTTGGGGTTCTTCTAGGGCCTCTAAATGAGTCAATCAATACCCTGATTAACCAGCTTGTAGATGCAGGAACGATGGCTAATACGGCTGGTGGATTTATGAGCCGTGGCATCAAACTTAGGGGTGGCAATCTTTCCTTTGCTCCTTTGGAATGGAAGCACGTAGACACAACTGGGGATGACCTTAGGAAAGGGATCATGCCCTTGCCAGTAAGGGAACCTAGTCAGGTTCTCTTTACGCTTCTCAATCTGCTAATTAACTACGGCGAACGTACTGGTGGTGCTGTAGATATTTTGGTAGGTCAAAACCCAGGACAGAATACCCCTGCTGAAACTACCCGAACAATGGCAGAAGAAGGTAAGAAAGTATTTAATGGCATCTTCAAAAGAACTTACCGTTCCCTTAAGCAAGAGCTTCGTAAAGAGTACCGACTTAACCAACTGCACGTAGTAGAAGATTCTATGTTTACTTCGGAGGCCAACGGAAAGGGGGTGATTCTTGTTAAAGACTATGAGGGTGATTCAAGCGATGTTCGCCCTAGTGCTGATCCTAGTATTACGTCTGACTCCTTGCGCTTACAGCAAGCGATGGCAATTCAGGGAGCAGTTCAGACTAATCCAGGACTTTACAATCGGTATGAAGCTGAGAAACGTTTCCTAAAAGCCCTGAAGGTTCCAGACATTGATGCTCTGTTGCCTGATCCTGCTGGCAAGAATGCTATTCCTCCTGCAGGGCCTGACGTTAAACTTCAGATTGAACAGATCAGAGCACAGACCAAACAGGCTGAAATGGATCTGCATCTCAAACTTGGTCTGCTCAAACTGATGAAAGAAGCAGAACTTAGCCAAGCTAAGATACAGAAACTGGAAGCAGAAGTAGCTTTTATTGGTGCAGAGATACAAAGTTCAGCACGGGATCACAAGCTTAATGAAGTTAATACAGCAATAGCTTTGCAAAAAGAACGTAGGGAAGGGCTTACAAGTAGTATAGATACCATGACCAAGGTGTTTGACCAGATGAAAGCTAACCAACCTACAGGAACCCCAGAAATCCCAACCGTAGAAAGTTAAAGGACTAAAAAGTAATGGAACCAGTAACACTAAATGGATTTGAGGAATGGAAAAGCTCCCCAGTTACCCAGAAGTTCTTTAAAAAGCTTGTTGGGGAAAGGGAAACCATGAAAGAAGGGCTGATAAACGATGTTTATGAGCACCCAGAACTAGTAAAAGGTATGTGCAGGGCAATAGCTAATATTTTAGACATCACTTATGAGGAACTTTATGACGCACCCAAGCAATCCTAGTGGGATTAACCCAGCGGGACACAGAGTTTTGGTACTTCCCCGAGAAATTATGGAAAAAAGTGCAGGTGGAATCATCTTAGGTACAGATAACCAGCGAGAACGTGAGCAGATGGCAAATACCACAGGTGTGGTAGTGGCTATGGGTAACACTTGCTACGACGATATGTCTATTCCTTGGTGTAAGGTAGGCGATAAGGTAGCTTTTGCTAAATATGCAGGGCTGCTCTACACAGGTAGGGATGGAGTGAAGTACAGGATGGTCAATGATGGTGACATCACGGCTACTTTAGATGAAGACGTAGAACTGGTAGACCCTCACCTTAAAAAAGGTGCTTAAACAGTTATTTGACGAAGTTAGTGAACTAGGAGTATATGATGGCTGAGACTAAAGAGATTGAACAGCAAGAAGAAGTAAAGACTGAGATCCCAGAAGTAGATGAAAAGATTATCAAAGAAGCGTCCTCTCAAGGGTGGGCTCCTAAAGATAAGTTTCATGGGGATGAAAAGGATTGGGTAGATGCTGAGACTTTTGTTAAGCGTGGTAGGGAGATTCTTCCTATTCTTCGAAAGAATAATGAGAACCTTCTTAAAGAACTTAACCAGACTAAAGAAAGTCTGAAAGAGTTTAGAGTTGCAGCAGATGAATTTCATAAGTTCCAAAAAGAATCTTATGAACGTAAGGCAAAGGAACTTGAACTAGAGGTAGTTAATCTTAAAGCTGCTCGCGCCCAAGCTATTACAGATGGTGACGGACAGAGGGTTAATGCTTTAGATGATGCAATAGATTCAGCTAAAGAAGAAGCAAAGACTGCAAAGGATAATGCTGCTAAAGAAGCTCCAGTACGGGGTGCATTGCCAAGTGCAGTTGATCCAAAGCTTCAAGTTTGGTTGGACAAGAATGAGTGGTTTGGAAAGGATAAGAGGATGACTTCTATGACCAATGCCATAGGAGAGACCCTTAGACTTGAGAACCCAGGACTAGCTGGAGATGCTTTTCTTACTAGGCTTGATGAAGTCCTAGCTGAAGAGTTTCCTCAGAAGTTTGGAAAAGAGGAAAAGCGTACCCCAAATTATCAGCTTGAGTCTGGTAGTGGTAGGGGCAAGGGAGGTAGTGGTGGGAACAGTGGTAGTAAAAGGTCGTATGACAATTTGCCAGAAACAGCTAAAGCAGCCTGTGATAGGTTTGTAAAGCAAAAGTTGATGACAAAAGAAGCATACGTTGCTGATTACGACTGGTCTGAATAACACTTAGATAATGGAGAACACTATGCCCCGTGCATATACGCTGCAAGAAAAGAGAGAGAAGAGCTTGGAAGCAACACAAGAACGCATCAACCCTACGCCAGAAGTAACGCCAGCTAAAGATGGTGCTGTGCGCCGTAAGCGTGGTGTTTTTAATGGCACATCAAGTAAGTTGAAGGTTGATGGAACTATTCCTGGTTATCATTTGCATATTATGAATGATGACAAGTCAAGGTTAGAGTTAGCTACAGAAAACGGATATGAGTTTGTTACTCCGTCTGAGATTAAGGGTGTATCCGAAAACGTGACTTCACGTAACGGAGATTTAGGAGATAGCAGAGTGCGCTTCTTAGTTGGTACACACGATAAAGGTGAACCAATGTATGCGTACCTGATGAAGATTAGGCAAGAATGGTATGAGGAAGATCAAGCCGAACTTCAAAGCAAGAACGACATGATTGATACTGCAGTCCGTGGTGGCAAGATTACAGGTGAGAATCCTGCGTTCTATGTCCCTAGGGATGGTATCAAACTATCCTGAAACCCTATCCATATTGGAGACTTAAATGGCAAACGTTGCAAAAATTAACGGTCTAAGCCCCGTTAGTTACCTGAGTGGAGCCGTGTACAACGGTGCTGCTCGTATGTACGCCATTCCTACAGCGGATACTATCTGCTCTTATGCTATCGGAGATATTGTTACTAGCTACGCTTCCGGTGGTTCTGATGCAAACGGTATCCCCTACGTGCAAAAAGTACTTGTTGCTGCGGCATCAAGCTTTGTTGCTCTGGGAGTGATTGTTGGTATTCAAACGGCTGATGCTGGTGTTTCCCTTGTTGGGAATACCCTAAGTCTTGAGAATACCTTTATCTTGGCAGGAACACGTACCGCTGTTCGATACGTGTATGTTGCTGATGACCCTAACCTTCTGTTTGAAGCTAGTTGCGGTACGACTGCTACCAACTTGAATGCTGCTTGTGCTCGTCTGAATGCTGGTATTGGTTCTAACACGGGTACTGATGTCACGTTGGCAAACAGTCAAGCACTTACCCCGTCTAACCAATTCTCAAATACTTGCATCACTAGCGCAACTATCTCTACTTCTAGTTCGCTTCCGATTCAAATTCTGGGTTTGGTACAGAGGACTAACAACGCATTTGGTGCATACCAGCGCGTCCTTTGCCGCTTTAATACACACGAATTCGGTGCGCCTACGGGCCGTACTGGAACGTAACAGGAGACTGACATGGCTGGAATTATCACAACTGCAAGTCACCCCAAAGCACTATGGCCTGGTATTAAAGCATGGTGGGGTCAGACTTACGATGAGCATGAAACTGAGTATACGGATCTGTTTGACTGCGAAACCTCGGACAAGAACTATGAGGAAGACGTTCAACTGACCGGATTTGGTCTTGTGCCCGTCAAGAGTCAAGGTAGCGCGACTACGTATGACTCTGAGATTCAAGGTTTTGTGACTCGCTATACGCACGTTGCGTATGCAATGGGCTACATTGTTACCAAGGAAGAACTGGATGACAACCTGTATGAGCAAGTATCACGGAAACGTGCTGCTGCCCTTGCAATGTCTTTCCGTCAAACCAAGGAAAACATTGCAGCTAACGTCTACAACCGTGCGTTTAACAGCACGTACAAGGGTGGTGATGGTGTTGAGCTTTGCTCGACGGCACACCCGAATACGACTGGTGGCACGTTCTCAAACAAACCTGCAGTAGATGTGGACTTGAGCGAAGCATCGCTTGAGGATGCAATGATTGCAATCATGGGTACACAGAACGATCGGGGTCTCCTGATCGCTATTCAACCCAAGACTCTGCACATTGCTCGTCAAGAAGTATTCAATGCCCAGCGTATTCTCCACAGCACGTATCAACCAGGTAATGCCAACAATGACATCAACGTCATCAAGGCGGGTAACTATCTCCCAGGAGGTTTTAAAGTGAACCATTACTTTAGCTCAGCCCATGCTTGGTTTATTCGTAACTCGATTCCTGGTGGTACTGGGATGAAGTGTTATGACCGTGTTGGCGTGATGTTCGACCAAGACAATGACTTTGATACCATGAACGCGAAAGCTAAAGGGTATGAGCGTTATTCGATGGGTTGGTCTGACCCCCGCGCTATCTATGGTAGCAATGGCCCGTAAGGACTGTTACTAGTAACATTCTCCCCTTGGAAGGGAACTAGACTGAAGACCTAGTTTTAAATGAGATCTTATACGCCCTTCCCCTTTTTAGTTGTACACTACGCACGGAGAGCTTAAATATGAGTTATCCAAGAGAAGAAGAAAAAGGCAAACGCCCCACTCCTTCTGTCCCTAAACGTAAAAAGTAATTTTCTTAAATCACGCTAAGAGTTTCTTTCAAAGACTGAAAGCTCTACCTTAGAGTTCTAAACGGAGATTTAAAGTCATGCCTTCATATCTTACGACTGCATCTAACTATCCTGGTGGGTTTAACAACGTAACCATTCGGGGTATGCCTGTTACGCAAGCACATCCTGGTCAAGTTTATTGGGTATCTAATGCCACTACCAGCGTTCTTCCTGGTCAGATTGGCGGTTCAGACGGTAATCCTGGAACCTTCAATGCCCCCTTTAGTACTATTGAATTTGCTGTAGCTCGGTGTATTGCTGGGCGTGGTGACATCATATTTGTAAAACCTGGACACGCTGAGACTATTGCTGATGCAACTACCTTGACTCTTGATGTAGCAGGAATAGCAATCATTGGTCTGGGTGTAGGTAGTGCGCGTCCTACCCTGACGTTTACTACGATAGCTACTGCTAACATTCCAGTTACTGCTGCAAACGTATCTGTTAAAAACATTCTGTTCAAAGCTAACGTTGCTGCAGTTGCCTCTGTATTTACGGCTACTGGTACT